GGCCGTGTCCCACGGGCCATGTACGACAGGGAGGGAAGATAGAAATTCTCCCAACGCCTCTCGGCTTTGTGTGATTTTCTCGAATTGTGTCATTATTCCACCCCTAACAAATCGAATATTGATATTTGCGCGTCGTCCAAACGAAAGCCCGCGTCTATATCAGAAAATCGAAAATCTCTGTTGAATAGCTCGGTTGCCTTGTTTGGTAACGCCTCGAGTTCTAACATTCTCCGCCACAACTCCGGGTGATGGTCGTACAGGTGCCGGAGCTCCGGCTCCTTTGCATTCGGGCAAAAGAAACACCCGCCGCGAGGAGCAAACTCATAAATAGGGGATAACAGGCCGTACCGCTTGCAAATCTCGTATGTATCGGATTTTGTAACTCCGTACTTATCGAGCAAAGAAACGTGTTTTTGAACGCCCTTTTTTAAGAGTCGCTCTTGCTCGTCCGCCGCAAGCCCGATATATTGCACTACGTCGCCCTTGAGCGAGCGCGTCCATTTCTCGATAACCCGAGTTTTGCAATCCCGTTGAATACAACAACGACCGCACAGAGGGAAAGCGTTTATCTTCCCGGCGTGAGGGCCTTTTTCGATAGTCCGTGTAAAGCTCGATACATACGTCCGCTTTCCTCGGATAACTGTCGTTTTTATCCCCCAACTTTCGAGAGTCGGAATACCGACGTTATATATAAAATCTCTGTGCTCCGGCACTTCCCCGGAAATCCCGTCGTCAAACATGACCTCGCAATATACGGCCTCGTCCAACGGCTCCCCGTTTTCTTTGGCGATAATAATAGTCGCGAGGCTGTCTTTACCGAACGAGCACCCGACTATATATCTCGTCCGGCTACTCATTTTCTCGGCCTTTCGAGTTTGTAATATTTCCCCGTTTCGGAGTCTTGGTATATGACGGTATCCGTCGTTAGGGTTGGCTCTTGCGGAGCCGCCGCAATAATCCTCAAGCTCTTTCGCCGCTCTTTTACGAAGCTCGCAGAAACAGAGGTCGCGCCGAGCCGCTCCGCCTTTCGCGAAATGCTCTCAAGCGTCATGGTATGGTAATCTCCTCTCTTTTTAAGTGACCGTTTTCCGACGACGGCCCCTATTGCTCATATTCAGCCGGACGCGCTCCTCCGCAATTTCCGCGCTATACGTCGGGCGGTAATCCGAGTCTTGAACGTCCGGGGCTCCGCGTTGCAGTTCCCTATACACCGTCGCGAGCGTCGAGCCTACCGCCTCCGCGATTAAATGTGGCTTTGCGCCCGCCGCGTACATTCGCTCGATAGTCTTTCGGTCGTCGTGTGTTAGGAGCTTGTACCCTCTCAATTTGCCTCGCCTCCCGTCTTTTTGGATAAAAAAATAAATGCGTCGGAGCGTTTAGCTCTTTCGCATTTAATGATAAACGGCACATGCGCAAATGTCAAGTTAAAAATGCGAAAAATATAAAATTATTTATGAGGCAAGGCCAAACGCCGCCGAGAACATAGCCGCCGAGGTCGAAAATCCCAAAATCTCACGCGGATAATTGTTTATCCACGACTCGACCTCGCGCACCTGTGCCGCCGTCACTTTATCGAAATCCGTACCTTTCGGAAAGTGCCGCCGTATCATGCGGTTAATATTCTCGTTTGTGCCTCGCTCGCAAGACGTGTACGGGTGACAGAAATAAACGGTCGTCCGCTTTGCGTTCTTTCGGCGGGAGCTCCGCTCGATACCCTCGTAATCGGCAAACTCGGAGCCATTGTCTACCGTTATCGTTTTGAAAACCTCATAGAAAGCCGCGCCGTAAAGCCGCTCGAGTCGGTCTAACGCCTTAACGACCGTCTCGGCTTTGCCGTCCTTTATTCTGATTATGATTTCTCGGCGAGTAACCCGCTCCGAGAGCACGAGGAGGCGGGCGCGGGTTTTCTTTTTGCCGACGACGGTATCCATTTCCCAATGTCCGGGCTCTTGCCGCTCGTTCACATAGTCGGGCCGCTCCTCGATGGACGTACCGCGAGGCGGAGTCTTTGCCCGCACTTGCTTATATTCCCGCTTGCGCTCGCCCCGCTCCGGGAGGTCTTTATTTGTGATAGTCGGGAAGATATTACCGTCGTCGATGTACTTATAGAGCGTCGCCCGGCAAAAGGTCATACCGAGATAAGCGTATTCCTCGGTTTTGAGGAGGGCGCATACTGCCGCCGGGGAGTAATGGTCGTCGCGTATCTTGCTCTCGATGAAATCGGCGACGGCGTAGTTATTCCCGATTTTGAGCGGCGCACCTTTGGCGGCGAGGTTGGCTTGATACTGATACTCGGCGTTATCGGGATTATATGGGCGTACCGTCTCCGTCAAGTCGGAGTTTCTATGCACATACGGCCCGCCGCGCTTGATTTCCCGGTATATCGTGCTGATATGTACGCCGAGCTCCTCGGCGATTTCTTTCGGCTTATATCCGGCATTTAACCACGCCTCTATTTTGAGCCTGTCCGAGTATTGTAAATGCTTAAAGCTCCGCGCCATAATATAACCTCCTCAAGAGAGCAAAAGAGGGGCGGTTTCCCGCCCCTCGATGTTACTCGGCTAAAAAATCCTCGATAGCCTTTTTAATTATCTGCGCTTGAGGTACTCCCTCGGCGGCGCATTTTTCCTTGAAAGCCGCCGCGAGCTCTTTCGGCACTCGAGCGGAGATAACGTCGTAAGTCTTGTCTATATACCTCTGCTTAACCGCCGTCGAGGTTTTAGTCTTTCTTTTTGTCTCCGCCATTTTTCCGCCTCCCTTTGACGCTGATAATTATTGAGATAACCGAGAGGGTCGCACTAACCCCGCACAAAATAACGATAACTGTTTCCATGACGATTTGACATTGAGCGTTTTTCGTGTTATCCTTTAAGGGCGAGGGGGATTGCTCCCCCTGCCCTCTACTCGAGTAATTTCTCAAGCACTATGAGTATTACCGTTACGAGGTTTAGAATTGCGGCTATCAGATTGAATGTGCTTGCGAGGCTCTCTTTCTGATTGCCGCTTTTCCTTTTGCGGCGTTTCTTGCTCAATGTGTTTACCTCCTTTCTGATATTATAATATCATACTGCTTGCAGTATGTCAAGAGGTTTTCACAAAATAATGAGAAAAAATAAAGCCCCGGCGGTACGTTCCGCCGGGGTTACTCTATGCCGAGGAGCCAAAGGGCCGACACGCCGAGAGCGCGAGCAAACGCGGGTATCTCGTAGTCGGGTATAAATCGCGTACCGATTTCGATACGGCTTATCGAGTCCCGCTCGATAACAATTCCCTCGAGTTGTACCCGGGCCGCGAGTGCGCCTTGAGAGAGCCGCGCCTTTATGCGAGCCTCGCGAATACGCTCGCCGCTTATATTCTTTCTGCCGTCAAAGTCGTATATCTTCAATAGCTCGCCTCCCTGTGCTAATGGTCTGCAATTTTCTTGACTTTAACACATTTCTCATTTATTCTTATGTTAAAGGTCAGCAGACGGAAATTATAGGAGGGCTCATACTATGGCGAAACATATTGTAACGTGCGTAAAGTGCGGGCGGAAATTTGACGCGAACGAGGGCGGCGTATATTACCCCGAGTCGCACCGCTACGCTTGTAAAAAGTGCGTCGATAATCAAAAGGCAGCGCAAGCGGAGCGCGAGAAAGCTCGTAAGGCAGAGGAGCGCAAGGCAAAGGCCGACGAGCGCGAGAAAAATACGGGTATGCGTCAATCCGTCCCGGCTATGATTGCCAAAATCGCCGCCGGAGTCGTCGTATTGATAAGCTCATTCTCTTTGCTGACGCAAGGGAGCGTAACGGAGTTTATCGTCGGCGTAGCTATTGCCGCCGGGCTTGCGGCATGGGGCCTCGTCCCGTATCTGAAAGCGAAAAAGGCAAAGAGGGGTTGAGGCTATGTTTATCAGCTTTTCGAGGCGGCTAAAGTCAATGAGCGGTATCCGTTTCGGAGTTGGCTTGCGGCTCACTAAAAGTAATTGGTGGTATTTTCTTTTCGCGCTAATGCTTTACGGCTGTTTCTATCTCTGTTGGTATTCCGTGATTGCTTGCGGTTGGTGTTTGTATTTTATGCTCTATGCGATTTACAAGCTCTATTACCTCATTTTCAAATACGGGATTATCGGAGTCAAAAAGCTATACGCATATATCAAAGACGTTATAACACGCAAAAGCGTTACCTAACGCGGGCAACGCATTAAAAAAGCGGGCGAGGCCATCGGAGGCCCCGCCCGCTCTCTTTTTATTTATCCGGGATAGCGTTCAACGCGCCCGCTTGCTCGAGGACGTTATAGATAATCTGCGCGACGGCCTCTCGGGTAATAGGCTGTTGCCAACCGTAGTTACCCGCTCCGTCGCCGTTAAAAATGCCCTTGCGCTTGCAGTATTCCGCCGCCTCGCGAGCCCACTCGGAGGGAGTGTCGCCCGTGTCGGCGCAAGAGGTCAGTTTCTTTCGAGCCTCGTTAATATCCATGTCGATTTCCTCCTCGCTGTTGTTCATTTTCTTTTGCACGTCCGCCCGGAAAGAGTCCATAGAGTATCCGAGCTCCGGGTATTTGCTCCAAAGATGTTCCGGGTCGCCGTGATTGCTCGCAATCCCGAGGGCGTGGCCCTCTCGATGGGAGATAATATCGAGCGCGGGATTAAGGCCGTACTCTTTGCAGAGATAGGCGAAAAGCTCGACCGCCGTTTTGTACGTCCCCTTGATGTGCTCTTTCGTGCGCTCGGGGTCGTTATCGACGAAGTTTGCGCCGCCCGTGTACTTGATGGACGCGGGCTCCGTCATTTCTACGCCGATATGGGTAGAGTTGGAGGAGCCGCCACCGTGCCACCCCTTGACGTTCCACGGGAGGCATTGATAGACCTCGCCGTCGGGCTCAATAAAGCCGTGAACGCAAACGGACACGCTCGGCGTGTTCCAATTACGCATAAAGACAGCGGCGGAGGGTTGCGGGCAACCGACCGAGTGGAGCATGAGGCCGCGCACGTTGATTTTGATACCGTTCGTATAGCAACGGTTACGAGTGAGATAGTTTTCGATGATTTTCAATTACTGGCCCTCCTTGCTGTCGGCGGAGTTGCTTTCTACCGCGTCGCTGATTTTCTGCGTCTGCGTACCGAAGTAAAAAGCGATAATGACGGTATAGACCATCATAAACTCTTGGCTAACCTCGCCGATAATGGCGAGATAAGCGAAAACAACGGTAAGCAAAATCGTTACAATGCTCTTGACGCTCAAGAGCGCGGCGAGTCGCTTAACAACTTTCTCGTTCATAGCTCTACCTCCTTTTAACAGTCTCTTTTGATTGCCGTCTCGTATGTAATCCCGCCGACCGAGTTCTCCGCCTTGCTCTTATTGAGAGAAAACGAGAGCACGGTCGCGGTCGCGGCCTGTAAAAAGGCTATAAGCGCGGTCAAATACGGGAGGGAGCCCGTGTAATTGTTCGATACCGCGATATAGCATAAATCGAGCGTCGCCATCGTCGATTTATAGTCGATATAGAGGACGGCAAAAACGAGGAGCTTTGAAAAGGATAGATACCCCTTAACAAAGCCCCAAACGGCGAGAGCCGCTTTTTTTATTCGTTTCCGGCGAGCCGTCCGGCTCCTCTTGCTCATATCCGTTACTCCTCGTGCTCGTAGTGCTCCCGGCCCTCGAGTCGGTCAATGCGTTTGTGAGCCTGTTTCGCGGAGCTCTCTACCGCCGTCAAACGGGAGATAAACTCGGTGTTGGTCTTGCGCTGTTCGCGGTTTTCGGATTTGAGGTCGTCTATGCCGCCCTTAATATATCCGAGCTCGGTTAAAATCGTGCCGGATTGCTTGCCGTCGGCCTCGCTGTCCTTTTTGCTGTTGCGAAGAAATGCGACGTATGCCAATACGCCGCCGAGGATTGCGCCCGCAATCCCGATAACTGCGTCGAGTAATTCCATAATGTGACCTCCGTTATAGTTCGATATAATCGAGCCTTACGGTTTCCTTGCCGGGTAAAATAGCGCACCCGCGAACGTGGTATATTTCCCCGTCCACGAGAACGCCCTCGCCGTCGGCCTCGTCGCATACGAGATAAACTCCCGGCTCCGCGAGGCGTACCCATATAAGAGAGTCCCGCCGGGCAATAATTACGCCGTCTTTTTCAACCGTGTAAATTGCCCGTGTCATTCTACGAGCTCCCAACCCGCCGGGTAAGCGTCGGGAGTCCATACGTTGTTATCGACGAGGGATTTATAAATCTCCTCGCCCCAATAGCCGAGCTCGTCCTTTGCAAAGGCGAGGCCCGCCGTAATCGTCTCGGGGATAATGCGGATACCCTCCCGGTACTGAATATCCTCCCACAGAGCCGGAGCCGCGTCGGGCGTGTTCTCTGCGGTATCCCAAAGGTCGACCGCCGCTCTCTTGAGACGACCGCCCCAATTTACGCGAGTCCCGGCGGAGACGAGAGAGCCGTCTCCCTTGAGGACGGGATACAGTTCGACGGCGGCGGAGCCGTCTTTATCGTCGAGGCCCGCTCCGGCGGCTTTTTCAATCATAGCGCGGAGCTCGTATGCTCTTTCTCTCGTAATCATACCTCCGTACCTCCTAACAAGATTTCGAGGACGCTATCCGCCTCGGCGAGCATGAGCGGCCCGCTCGCACTCTCGAGGGAGCCGACGGGCTCGATACCGAGGAGAGAGTCCTCCTCAAACTGATAGACGAAATCCTCGAGGCGGGTCGCCTCGGTCCCGAGCTCCTCGTCGGTGTAGTCGACGGCGACCTTTACACAAAAGCCGCCCGCCTTTTCCTGTTCGCACGGGACATAGCACCCGTTTTCGTGTACGCGGACGTAAACGACGGTATCAGAGTAACCGACGACCGCTCCGCCGCTGATAACTTTATACATAGCTTATCCCTCCCATTTGATAGGCGGCTCGCCGAGCCGCTCACGATAGAACGCCGAGAGCTCCGGCGTTGGCATAGTGCGGAGTAGGTTTTTCCAGTAGAGATTTACCGCGCCCGGCCATTTCTCCGGGTTGAAATCCGTCGCCGCGTCGCCGCGCCCGGCCTCGTAGTGCCGATAGAGCTTATCGAGCATAGCTTGTCGGTACTCGCCCTCGGGCGTATTCGGTCGGAAATGTTCCCACCCGTTTTCACTCGTTACGGCACAAATGCCGCGACCGTCCGGGGAATGGAGAAAGCCTCCGGCCTCCGTGACGATAGTACCGTATGGGAGATTGAACGTCCCGCCGATACCTTTTCCTTTGAAACGCTTATAGGTGAAGTAATCCACAGTTATTTACCTCCAATGCGAAAAGCTCGCAGTATTTCCGCAATACGGATTGCACGACGTAATACCCATGAAAACGCCTCATGTGTCCGAGCCACGAAACGAGGGACGCGGCAACGTCCGCCGCCGTCATTCTCCCTTTATCTACCCAACGCCGAAAAACCGAGAGCTTGTCTTTCATGTGCTTTACGCCCTTATAGGTCGGCTTTCGGATAACGGCCCCGTGACGACCGTACCGAAATCTCACCTTGCAGAACGAAAAGCCTCGAGATAGCTTGATAATCTGCGTCTTTTTCTCATTGAGCCGGATACCGTGCTCGGCGCATAGCCGCCGGAGCTCCCGGAGGCATACGCGGAGCCGCTCTTTCGACTCGCAGATAATACAACCGTCGTCCATATATCGCTCGTAATACTTCATGCGGAGTACATCCTTGATATAATGGTCGATTTTGTTCGGTAGAGCGAGGGCGGCAATCTGCGAGACTTGGCTCCCGAGCCCGAGGCCAACGTCGCCGAAATTGCCGATAAAATACTCGGTGATAGAGGCGAGGCGGTCGTCTATGCCGCTCCGTCTGATTTCCGCAAATACGGGCGCGTGTTGCGCCGTATCAAAATATTTGGAGAAATCAAACACGAGGACGTAGCCCTCCCGCCCGTGCTTGCGGTAATGCTCTGCGAGGAAATGCGTAACACGTCGGACGGCGAAGTCGTAGCCCTTGCCCGGCAAGCTCGCGCCGTTGTCGTATATGAACGACCGGGAGAGCATAGGCGTTAGGCAGTTATCGCATAAGCAACGCTGTACGACTCGCTCGCTTATGTGTACGCTCTTGATGTGCCGAGGCTTGCCGCGCTCTACGATGTCAAACTCGTAAAAGCCTTTGGAGCGATACCGCCCGGCGAGCAATTCCTCGTGTGTTCTGTTGATGTGCGCGAGGTTAGAGGCTTTGTATCGTTGAGTGCTCGCTTTCCACCCTACGCCCTTAATAGAGCCGCGATATGCGTCGTAAAGCCGCTCAAACGAAAAGACGGCCTCGAAAGTGCCGTGCTCTTTGGCGAGCTCCGCCCGCCGAGCCGCCCGAGCCGCCTTGCGACGCTGATACCGTGCCTCGCGTCTTTCTGCGCTGTTCATAATAAAAATTGATACCTCGTACATTTCTTTCTCGGTATGCCGTCTAAAATGCGTAACGCGGAGCCATGAAAGCGCGGCGGGCATACGCGCCGCACCCATGCAAGAAGCGTCCGGCTCCCCGTATCGTGGTATATGTTTGTCCGACGGCGCGGGCCGTCAGAGAGGTTATATCCCCCTTTTGTATGGGGTCTGCTTTTGCCCTTGCGGGTTATTCGGTCTGCCCCATATCCATACAAAATCCGGGCGCAAAGCCATTCGAATTGTTCGCGTTGTTGTTGTTGACCGTGCCGTCGGTGTTCACATTCACGAAGTTAGTGGAGTTGCTCGCATTCGGGGAACGGAGCCACCAATTGACGGCGATACGGGATATAACCTAATCACACAAAGCGACGCGGCCTATCGGTTTTTGTCGCTCTGCTTGATTTTGGAGATTTGAGAGATTTCGTCGGTAATGTAACCGACCCACTCTTTGAGTACGTTCGGCGGTAATTTCTCGTGCGTCACGTTCATATAGGCAAGGTCGAGAATATCGAGCATAGAGTTATAGTACCCTTGCGCGTCCTCGTAGAGTTCTTTCCGCCTTTGGATATTCCGGCGGCGGATTTCCTCCGAGGCCTTGCCGTCTATGTAAATGAGATTTGCGGTCTTTATCAGCCGATACGCCTCTCGCGCCGCATTGTATAGCGGCAACGAGAAATAGAAAGTATAGGATTTCGGGAGTATTCTCACCCGATTGTATGTGAAAACGTATATCTCCCGGGCGAGGTTGATATACTCCGCCGGAGACTCGCCCCGGCGGGATTTCGGTACGCTCATTCGTATATCTCCTCTCACGTTTGGAAATGCGCCCATTGAGGGCGCAATTTCCAAAAGG